GTTTTCTTGTAGACGAGGTAGTACCTGTTCTTGTAGTAAAAGTAGGAGTGTTGTTGTTACCAGTTTTTCCAACCGTGGCTTGAGTAATTTTTACTATTCCATTTGTTATAGTTGTACCAAACCGTGTTTCATCGAGTAGTGAAGTGCTAAAAGAAGAAGAATATTCAGCATCAATCAAAGTTTTTATCGCAGTTGCTAAAGATGCTGCTCTTGTACTATTACCACCACTCACATTAGTAATTATCTTAATAAATTTTTTAGTGCCTAAATTTGTTATATTAGTATCATCATCGGTAGTTGCAACTGTTGCAAAAGTACCACTAGTATTGTCAGCCACTCTGACAAGAGGTATATATTTTGGATTGCCGGAAGCATCTTTTAACGTGATGAGACACCTGTTCGATGCTATTATTTCATCACTATCAAAACTACTAACTACACTGCCTAATAAATTATTTAAATTGGTAGAGCCAATCCACACATTTGCTATTTCAAAACCTCTATTACTATGACTGTGACTGAAAACGCAATTTATTTTTGCACTAGCACCTATACCTACTGTTCCAATATTATCATCTACAAAAATTCCATCTATCATAATCTCAGCATTTTGCAAATTCAAATCAAGATTATATCTACCTCCACCACCAAAAGGTATGGAACTACTTCCTGCTTTTCTGATGGTTTCAAGAGTTATGCTGGTAGCATCTAATTCAGTAAAATCTCCATTTTCATGGATTAAACGAATAGGAGTACCTGCTGCAACCATTTATATCACCTAAAAAATCTTTAATCTACCTGCAACTCTTTTCACTTCTTTTTCAACAGCATCACTAATAGAATCTGCTAAATCGCCAGCCAAACCACTAATCTTCAAATCTATACCTAGTGTTTGTTTTATTTCACCACCAGCATCTCCAACAGCATCCACTGCATCCTCACCAACACCTTTGACTCCAACACCTGCTTTGTAAATTAAAGAATTTTTTATCTTATCTTCTATTTCTTGAAGACCACTTTCGACATTTGTTTTGAAAGAATTGAAATAACCTTGCATACTACTAAATAGATTAAAATCAAATATAGGTTTTATTTTAGTGTTGTAGAGATTAGTTATTTTTTCTATAATGCTACTCCAAGTAGAAGAAACTAACTCACCCATATCAACAAATATATTTACTATCGAACTTGCTTTGTCTGATAACCAATCAAATTTAGGTTTGATGTATTCATCATACCAAGCAGAAAGTTGTTTGTAAACGTCATGTATTGCTTTACCTGCTTTGTTAAATGCATCTGCAAAAAACTGTCCGATATTTTGTACACCACTACCTATTTGTGAGATAGTTTTCATTATTGTTGTAGATGTACGTGCAACCCCACCTAATGCACTCATCATAGAAACTAATGACGACATTAGAACTCCTCCTCGTTCAAGAAGGCGTAGTCGAGGCTAATAGTTTCATTGTTATTTTGTGAAGATACTCTTGCTCTTTCACTTTCTTTTTCTTGTTCTTCGTCAACCGCTAAAGCCCAAGATAAAGATTGTTGAAATGTTTTAATATCCATTTGATTCACTTCCATTAATGATATGTTATAATGTTTGGCTACTCTATATGCGAACAACTCAGTTTGTAAACGTAAATCATCAGATGTTTCTATAATTTTTTTCTTTAGAAACTTCTGAATCATTCGTTGTTCGCTTTGGTAAACCCCCCTTGCATTGCCTCTGCTAATTCTTCAGGCTTAGGTAAAACTGATGCTATTTGTTCACCAACATATGATGTTAGTTGTGTCATTTCTTGAGGAGTGAGAGAAGGATTAGTTTCTACTATCCAGTTTGCAAAAGCATATCTCCAATATGATTCTAAGTTTAAAGTGACTTCGCCACCTGTCATATCGAACATTTCTTGTGCTGCTCGCTGTATATCTAAAAAAGTAGTTTCTCTTATCCAAACCTCCATTACGGCATCTGGATTATTAGGGTCTACTTTTATTTCGTGTTTTTCATTATTCTTCTTCGTCAATATTTGGTTCTTGTCCACTATCATTATTGTTCACTTCCTCGTTTACAGCCGCTTCATCAGCGGGGGCATCCGATGATTCCTCAACAGCCTCTTCCGAGGGGGCTTCGGTTTCATCATGTGGTTGTGTTTCTTCGGTAATACCTTCATCATCTCTCTTTAGTCTAAGAACGACTTGGGCTTTTGTACCTCGAATTGTTAGTCCACGTTCTCTACATATATCTTGCAGTTCACGTATTGTCATAGAATTATAATCGATATCTACAGAAAAAGGTGAATCTATGACTTCCACTTCTACTTCTTCTACTTCTTCTACTTCTTCTACTTCTTCTGAAAGAACATCTTCTGCCGCTGTGACCCAAGCAGGTGCAGTCAACATAAGAAATAATTCTCTATCAATTGATTTTCTACTAGGTTGTGACATTAAGAAATTAAATTTATTTTTAGTCAAATCGACAGTTGAATAGTCATTTTTGTGAATCCAATTTATGTAAGCACGTTTGCCGTGTTTTCGATAATATCTTACTTTTTGTATAGCCATTAACATATTATCACCTAAGAATGTAGTACCGTGTCAGTTGCTAAAACTCTAATGTTTTTAGGCATGATTTTTAATGTGGCTCTGATAGCACCTTTATCTTCAGGTATTGGAAGTGGTGCTTCTACAATATAGTAATCGTCAGTAACTATGTCTATACTTTCTCTTGTAGCACCAGTACCTTGTTTAAGGAAAGATAATTGTATCATGTCTGCATCGGTAGTATCTGTAGTAGTTTCATCAAAGTTATGTACTGCTCTCCTCATATTGTGATAAAATACAGGGTCATCTACAACAATTTCCATATCAAGTTCGTATTCAGTTTTACCTTCAATTGAAAGTGAAGGATTTCTTGAGCCAGCAAACGGAACTTGGTCTGTTGCAGCATCTACTATATTTGAACCATTGATTACATAATGTTGTTCTACTCCAGTTTTTGCATTTAAGGTAAAAGATATGACTTGACCTAATGTTTGTCCGGCTACTTTTATTGTACCGTTGTAAAACATGAATGGTTTTTGAGTACCTTTTTCGATACCGGATTTCTTTCTTTTAATATCAGTTTCAGCAGTTTCTTCAAATAAACGATGAATATCGTATCTATCTCCTGCATTACTACCTTCTAATCTACCAGTATCAGTATAACAAAGAGCAGCATCGAAGTTAACTGTCATCCTAAGAGCAGCATCATTATCGGCAGTAAGAACAAAGTCTTTTACTTTACAACCACGAAATACACGAGTAAGTTGTTTAGAATCTGTTGCACCTCCATCTGTTGCCTCAATCACTTCTGAACTATCTATATCTCTTCTTCTTATGCTAGTTTCTAATGAAAAAGAAGGAAGATGAGATTTAGAAAATATTAATTTTGAAACTGGATTTTGTAGATTACCGCTAGATTCTCTATGAGGAGAACTAGTAGAATTATCAGCAAGATATTTTATAAATTTAATAGGGCGATTATCAGGATGTGAAAAATTTAACGGACCATCTAACCAAATAGTACCTGAACCACTTGAATCATGAATCGCTACAATTCTTCTTACTTCTTCAGGTCGAGCCTTTGTGATTATATTAGATGCACCTACAGTTGGAAATATACCATTTGTAGTTTCTTCTCTATAACTATTAATGTCGATATCATCATCAGAAGTTGCTTCAATAACTACATAATCCCCTGCACCTATATTACCATTAATAGTAGGTGCAGCACTACCACCATCATATGTTATTCTACTAGCACCTGCTTCAACAGCACTGTCTAAGAGAAAAGTAGCACCACCAGTTTCACCAGTAATATTTACTACTTCATTACCTAATGCGTAGTATAACCATCGAGAATTATGTAAATTGTGTTCAAAAGACCCCCCTACATTGGTGAATCTACCCGGAACTTGTACAGCAACATCTCTTCCAAGACCAACTACATGATATCTTTTCAAATCAACTTTAGTTTCAGGTAACGCTATTACATTCATTATTCCAACAAACTGGTCAGTTAACACTCTTTCGGCAGAAGCATTTGCATTTGCAGCATATGTCATTGCTACATCCATACTTGGTGCAGTATAAGGTAAAATTTCTATAATTTCAGCAATAGCAGCAGATGGACAATCATTAGTGTGATTAGTTGTTAATCTAGGATGAATAGTCAGTTGTGTTTTACCGCCAACAACAGCGTGTTTTACTATTGTGAAGATAGAACCATTTGATGCATTATCATCTGCATAAAATCTATTTCCACTAGTTGCAGTCATACCGTGAAAACAAAGTTTTGCACCTACTAACATACCTATAGGATATTCTAAAATACCACTATTACAAGGTGTGTTAGCAGCACCTCCACTAAATTCTATTATACTCGTTTCATCTGAAGCCCAAGTTCCACTTGCTTTCGCAGTAAATATAAAACTTGAAGAATAGTCATGAGTTAATTTCATACCACTTTCGTGACCGAAAGAAATTTCTGATAAATCACCTTTATAGACTGTTGATGGCATAATTTTTCACCTCATGGTATTTGTTCTGCAAAGACTACGACCTCAATTTGAAAGGTCATTCGGAACAACATCTTGCTCCGGTCAGACAGGTCTGTACGGGTTTTATATACTAACCTATCGAAGTTAACCCCATCTCCTTTGCGATTTAGATGGGTACACCTCCTAATTTCATTCTCCATTTGCTGAAGTCTCTTTCTGCTTTTTGAAGTTCTAATGTCAACTGTAATATTTATTCTAGTGGTTACAAAATCATAAAGAATATCAGGTATTTCTTCGTTATGTGCAGTCTCAAATACTAAGACATAATCACTGTTTTGTAAATTTATACGCTTACCTCTTTCTGGAGAAGTTTCTGCAATATCTATAATTATAGGTTTGATATTCTCTGTGTTAGCCCTATTCCAGTTATCCTTGAACGTATCAATTACAACATCGAGACCTTCTTTGAATGTTGCAACCATTACTTCCTCACCTTTATCACTTTGTTAACTTCTATGTGATGTCTATCTACATCAGGAATAATATCTTTACCGGATTGTTTTAATTTATATTCTTTCAATATAGGTGATTCAGTTAACATCCTTTTGTCAACTACTTGTTCGATTTCTTCTTCACTCAGTATATCATTGTATTTTTCTTGTGAAACTTTCATTTCTCTAAGACTAGGAGGATACTGTGTGAAACCTTCATTTAGTTCTTTTTGCAATTTTTTATCTTTAGTGAAATCTGCAATAAGAGCACGTTCAAATTCCTCTCTACTCTCTTTACCGAGCAAAGTTTCTCTCTTAACCAAAGAGAACCACCTCTTTATATCGAGCCATAGTTCTATCTACATCTGCTCTATATAGTTGTATTTTAGATGCTAAATCAACATTCTGCGAACCTTCGGGTATGAGTATACTCCTATCATCACTCATCAATAAATCAATAGCAACTAATTTTGTACAAGCATCTTCAATAGCCTGTTCAAGATATCTTTCACCATAAATGTAAGAAGTTTTGATTGCATTCCACTCGAAAAATGGGTATGAATTATTGAAGTAAATAATACCCATTTCATGGTCGAACCACCAATCTCTCAACCTACCTTGGTCTCCACTGGAACTACCACCTTGTAAATCTACAACTAAAGAATGTTGAGTAAGAGCACCACCAATATCGGATAAAGCACTACCAACTACAATTGTACATCCTGTAAAAGTTGTTGATGTCTTTCCTGTATAACTGAAAACATCACCACTAGCATCAACAACAACTCCAGCATCAACAAAACCAGCAGTGCTATCTACTGTAATTGTTGTACTATCAAGACTACTGAATGTAGCATCAGCCTGTGTAGTTTGATTAATGCTTATGTTAGAATTAGTAGTTACTATACTACAAGTTTCTCCACCTTTTGTACCTCTCATACTAGTAACTTTGACTATACCTGTACCATAATCAGAATTGGCTGAAGCGTAAAATTCATTATGAAGTGCAACATTAGCAGTATTACCTTCGAGTGTAAAGGCAGGACTAAAATCAATAGCGGCTTTACTCACTCTATTTTCTTTGTTAATTAAGTCTGCAAGATTTTGTGCAGTAGTAATTTTATCAAAAGCACTTCTCCATTGATTAGTACCAGTACCTATGGTTAAAGTAGCAGCACTACCATTACCCGGAGACATAACAATAGAACCAGAAAGTGCTTGTACACTGTCAGGAATATGTATACGTGCTTCTGCTGCACCAATTTCTCTATAGTCATCTCCTTGCCACAGTTCAAGCCTCAATATTTGTTGAACATTTCTAAAAAGCAGAGGAGTCGTCCCTACGTAATCTGTATAGTATCTACGCCTGTAAGGTTTGTATGTATCAAAATTAATATATTCTGCACTGACAAGATACGGTCTCCAAGCATTATGAGTTTCACTATCTATCTTATCCTGCATACGTTTTATGATAGTCTCCACTTTCGTTTTAGTAAGACCTCTTGTTCTACCATCGGAAAAAGATGCTTGATTCTGCACATAACCATTATCTGTTGTTTCATATAAACCGGGATTTATTGCAGATGAAAATGCTAGTTTTACACCACCTGTCGATGTAGTTATGGCAGTGATTGCACGTTCTAAACCCATAGGGTCAGCATCACTGTAGATAAGTATTGTATCTCCTACACCAAAACCTATGGCTCTGTAATCAGAACCTGTAATGAAAACTGCATTTGCTTCTGCATTAGCAGACATCAACACCGCTTCTTGTGGTCCTATATCAAGCAAATCTGCTACTTTTTGAGCAGTAGTGTACACTATAGCATCGGGGTCAAGAGGTCTTGTTTCACCTTCACCCGGACTAAATATTTGAGGCATTTTTACAACCTGTTCCTATCATCTCTATGACCTTTATTATATTCCATAGGTTTGCCACAAGCCCCACAATCTGCTCTCCACATAAAATGAAGCATACCGCAGTTTGTACACCTAGTCCCTGCACCTATGTTCAAAACGTCGCCAACATTTTCTGTTCTGGCTCGCTGATTTCTTGTGACACCCTTTAATGGATTTCTTTCGTCAATAACAGCACCGCTATCATAAGCGGTATCAATCCTAACATTTTGTTTTTGTGCTCTTGATATATCATCGATTTCTAATGTTCTAACATCGAAACCCATCCATATCCCTCACTCTCATGCACTGCCTGTTAATGTTAATATTAAAAATACGTTACCTAAAACAGTGATTGGTTCTGCTGCTACTAAGGTAGAACCGGGTGTAGATGCTGCTGCATCAGTCATTGCTTTACTAACACTACCTGCTGTGTTGTATGAACCAGTTGTAGAGAACTCTTTCGGTGAGAAAGGTCCAATCACTTGTATTTTAGGACTAACTGCCAATTAAAACACCGCCTTAGCGTTGTCCTAATGCCATAAATCTATATGCTTCTGTATTTACTACTGTTAGTAAAACATCGGTTGCCGGGTCTGTGTCTATTGTTACGACTGGTGTTGCTACTACTGATGCTTTTACTGGCATAATAGTAAATGAGTCAATAGTTGATAGAAAATCTCCTAGAGACACGGTTTGTGACGTGCCATCTGCTGTAAAACTTCCTGTTACCATCATTAAATTACCCATTACACTAGGTCTGCTATCTAAAGTTACTGTTGCCATATTTTATCACTCCATTGTTTGTTCTTCTACCACTTCAGCGGCTTCTTCTACTTCAACCACAGGTGGTGCTGGATTTAGATGTTCCTCTACTAAACCCAATAATGCACCTTTTGTCCTGTATCCTGCACCAAAAGAAACTCCTTCTGCTTTCAACCATTTCTTGATGTCTCCCACTCTCCAACCGGAGTCTGGTATTCCATCATTCAATTTATCAACAGTCTTAGGTTCTGACCCTATTAGTTCGTAATCAGAACCTAATGCTGCTCCATATGCATCACACCATTCTTGTGTAACTTCATATAGTCTACCTCGGTATACAGTCTTTCCGAAACCTGCTGGTCCAGAAGACATGTAATATTTACCAACGTATTTTAGTTGTGGCATGAAGAATCACCTTATGCTACTATCATCCAGCAAGTTACTAAAGCATCTGATGTTGATGTAACAGTAAATTGAGCAACACCACTTGTGATGTTCTTCAATGTTACACCTGCTGCTGCTGTACTGTTGTCACCAACAATCACTGCTAAGATTTTAGTTGCACCACCTGATAGGGTAAGTGTTTCATCATTTGCTAATGCTGTTGTAAATTGACCACATACAAGTTTTGCTCCTGCTGTAGCATTTGTTGTGTTAGCGTTTTTTGCGTTAAACACATCGATGTTACCCGGATAATTACCTGCTGTTGCTCCTCCGTCTAACCATGCTGTGTCGTCTACTGGTGTACCTGCGTATAAATCGAGAGAGAAACTCTCGGTGAATACTGCACTGCTGCTTGTTGCGTATGTTATTGTATTACTCATATTTTATTCCTCCATTAATTCCTCAATAAACCTCACTTAAGGTCTCTTACACTCCCTTGTGCTCCGAAGAAGGTAGTCCAGATTTCACCCATTGTTCGGTAAAGTCCTTCCTGTCCTAATCTGTTTATTGCGAATGGGTCTCCTGTTTCTATACCAGACTCAAAGTATTGTGTTGGTATTGCTGTACTAAAGTGAAGATAATCTGTATCTAGTAAGTACATTCTTGAGATTCCGTCTTTAAAAACGTCTTTAGATGGAATGATTGGAACACCGTTGTATGTTGCTACGATGAATCCAGCCTCGATTCCCGGTACACCCTTTACTCCATTGTATGTAGGTGTAACTCTCTTCTCTTCCATGAATCTTTGTTGAGATTGTAATAGTTGTTGTAATCTCATCAATGTGTCATATCCAGTTAGTATAACTTTTGGATTTCCACCACGTACCCATAGTCTTTGGAATATATCATCAAGTTGGTCAAGAGATAATGTTCTCCTGTTACCTGCTGCTCTATCAGAACCACAGTCAACTTCAGCATTTGACCAATCGTTTGTACTTCTAGTTATACTGTATATATCTAAGTCATTTGTACCACAGTGGTCTGTTCCTGATGAAGAACCAGTTTCCATAGTAGTTAATCCACCGGAAGAACCACCATCTGCACCAGTAACTCTATCAAGAGATTCAAAGTTGTTACCTGCTGTGTTTTCAGCATCGTCTAATAACATTCTGTTGATTGATTCTGCGTGATGTTTACCCATTTCTTCTTTAAGAACTGAGCGTATATCTCCCATTCCGTCATCCTTGTCAGCAAGGAAGATAGCAGTTTCAGACATATCGAATGTATGAGCGATTGTCTTTGGTTTTGCTGCTATGTGTTGGAATGTTGGCCTTTGTGTGTCTGGTAATGTTGCGTTTTCTGCAACTCCACCAAGTAATGAACCAGTAGTAGCATCTGAAGGCTTTGCTGTTATAACACGCCATCCTGACCTATCCCAAGGTTTCTTTGGTAGTATTGAGAAAGCGTTGAACTCTTGGTTCAATTGAGACCATACTTTGCGTCCATAAATTGCTTGGTATGTACCAGCAGTTGTAGACAACATTGGGCTGTCGCTTTTCAGTAATTCGCTACCGGAGTATGAGTAACCCATTGCGTTACCTGCACCGTAGTAGTATCTTTCCATATCAGTTATTGTTCTTACGTAATTTCTTGCCATTTTATTCACTCTCCCTCAAAGACTCGTCCTGCGAGTTGATGTACTTCTTCCCAAGACATTTGTGCTAGGTCGGAAGTTGATGGAACTTCATGTTGTGGTTCAGCAGATTTTTGTAGTGTTTCTCCTACTTCTGCCGGTGTACCAATGCTATCAATTCTTTCTGATAGTTCAGCAATTGCTTTTGTAATAGCATCTAAAGGACCACGAGCATCATAAGATGCTGCTTCTGCTTTTGCTATTTCTTCTGCACGTTCTGCTTGATATCTTGTAGCAAAATCGCTTTCCAAAGTATTACGGAATTCTTCTTCAAGAGCCGCTGCTTTGTAAACTTCGTATGCTGCTTCTACATCAGAAGCATCTAAGTCTGTAGGATTCAAGAAATCAGATTTCTTTACATCTCCACCGCTGTTAAGTTTACCAACTGCTCCTGTGGATGGATTACCATTTTCTTGTTGACGTAGAGGTGCTTGACCACCCATAGTTGCGTCACTACCTTGCAATTCTTCAGGGGTTGAACCCATGTTTTGTTTTGCAACTGAATCGCCATCAAAGTGAGCACGAGCAGCCATTGTGTCTACTCCTGCACTCTTTAGAGTGTCTTCCATCCAGTTTAGGTAATCTGAAGAGATAACATCAGAGTATTCTTGTGATTTTTCGACAGTTTCCTCTTTTTTCTTGTCATCTTTCATGGATTCCTTATCCTTGCTTTCATCTTTTTTATCTTCAAGGAAAGCAGGTTTTTCACCTTTTTCCATTGAGTCAAGACGTGACTCTAATCGTGTGAGCACGTCGGTCATCTGGTTCATTGTGTCATCTTCTGTCATTTTATTCACCTTATTTTTTTCTTCTTGTTTATCTTCCTTTAATATTCTGAATGTTGCTTCCGGGTTTATTCCTTTTTCACAAATTGTGATTTCATGGAGTTCGAGTTTACTAATTTCTTGATAATCGCCATGTTTAGGGTCTGATTTTCTGACTCTCTTGAATGCCTGTCCACCTATACTAAAGCCACGTAAAGCACCTTTTCGTATTTCGGCAGCGACTTCTTTGGCTTTTTCAATGTCGTCACGTAGTTTTATTACAACAAACATTCCGACATCGTCAACTTCGCTTTTCCACAACCTCCCTTCGCTATCCGTATAATTTGGAATGACATCTCCTACTTGTATATTTGAATGTGCTAACTGTACGTTTCTATATGATGGATTTTGCATGAATTTTGTAAATCCGTCTTTTAACGCTCCCTGTGTTATTAAGTCCCCTTGCTTGTCTACCAGTTCAACACTGGCATATCCTGCAACAATGAGTTCATTCCCTGCTTTAAGCAAACTGATAGGTTCATCAGAAGGTTTGTACTGGAGTCTCGGCTGCACACTAATTCCTGTTTGGTTTGTTATGATACTTATATGAAACGGTTCAATAAGTGTCTAAATCTTCTTCGATTTCTTCATGATTTTCTTCAGAAATCTTCATTTTCTTATGTCTACCGGGATATTTTTCAGGTTTTTCCATATCTTCAGTGGGTCTTTCCTTCATATCCCAGTCAGGCATACTTTCTTCAGACGTTAAACGGGTAGGACCACGAGGACTTTCTATCTGTGCTCCTACATCAATTCCTAAACCTCTACCAGCCATGTTACTGTGTCCTTTTTCCAAAACGTCTAATGCTCTTGCTATCAATTCTAATGTTTTCAACATCTGCTTTCTTTTTGGTTTCATAATTCTGGATTCATCATCAGCATCAATAATACCTGCACTTTCTTCTTCTATTTTTTCATCATCAGGTTTTTGTTCAGGTAACATACGTTTTTCTTTTTCGGCTTTCCACATCTCATAAAATGCAGGTCGCCAATAAGTTTCCAAACTTTTTGCTAATGTTATAGGGTATTGTGAATTAGATAATTCAGCAAGCATACTTCTTGGGTTAGATACATCATCTTCTAATATGTCATACTTCACAATATCATCAACAAAGTGTAATATGAAATGTTCATCATCTATCTCCATACCGAAAGGAACATGATAAATATCATCAGATTTTGTCATAAGTACCCACTTAGGATGTTTTTCTTCACCCTTCATGTAAGAAGACTTTGCATCTCGAAGTAAAATTTTACCGTTTTCATTATGTTCTAATAAATCTTTTACTGCGTTTTCTAAACCTTCTTCGTCTGTAACCTTTAATGTTGAAGGACTAGGCACATGTACATTTTCATGACTATCGAATTGCCCTCTTAATAATTTGATTCTTTCTCTTGTATTCAAATCAGTAACATCTGTATTATCATAATGCATAACATCATTAATGTATAAACCATCATCGGTTCTTGTAGCGTCTATTGTATAATTCTTTTTTGTTAGTTTTCTCAAAGAGGAAAGTATTTCATTTGAAAGACCATATGTTTCATTGTCTATAGTAGTAGATTTTATGTGATTACCCGACCTAGCAATTTTCAATCTTTTACCTTCAACATGATGAGATGCAACCCATTCTCCTGTAAAACCTCTAAGTTGTTCTAAATCTTCTATTTCAAATATTTTATGTAAAGGTTCTATCAATGGCATTTCTGTAGGTAATTTCGCTTTTATCATGTATTCTCCACTTTGTACAGAACTACCTATTACATCACTCCCACCTTCTAAATTAATGCCACCATTTTGTGATATTTGTTGTTTTAATTGATTTACTGTATCTTCCCCATGTATATCTGTAAAACCATTCGGAGGTAAAAAGTTGCTTTCAACATTGTTTGAACCTAACATCATTGTACCATCAGGTTGAGGTATAGCACCAAAACTAGGCGTTCCTCTAAAACCAGCATAATGAGGCAAAGCACTATGCTCACTAGCATGTATGTTTCTCCCATTTGAATTACCAAGATGAGTTATCGGTACATTGCCCGGAACTAATTCAGTTTTCTTCTCATATTCAATATCTTCATCAGGTGTTACTTTTTTAGAAGGGTCTAATGATATTATAGAATGTAATATATTTTTGTAATAATTCTCATATTTTTCTCTACTAAATGATTTACGTGGAGGTCTTGTAACATCTAAACTAAACATATTCAATCCATATTTTTTATTACTTTCCTCACCTGCACGACCCATTCTTCTTCTAATTTCAGCAATACTACCAAACGTATTTGCATCTGTCATAAAACCATGTTTTATTCTTCTTACATCATTTTGTTTTGTACCTTTAGGTACTAAACGATTTTCAGATGTTGCATCTAAAATATCTGTAATTTTATCATAGACACCATGTCCGTGTTCATCTTCCCCTACATTACTAATCCACCTATTATCTATTTCTTGACCAGCAGGATGAAAACCAGTGGTTATCATTTGACCAATTGTTGAAAGTTTTAATGGTCCAGTTCGGAATATTTCTTGTTGCACATTTTTAGCCATAGCCTCAGTTTCTTTATTATTAGGTAAATTTAATTTATTCAATATTTGTTCAGGCGAATCTTGTTCAGTAACCATAGCACCAAAATTATCTTCATGCATGAGATTGTGTATAGTTTCATGTTCAGGTATACCGACAGCACCTCTCCTAGAACCTAAACCTGTAGTGCTTCTTGAAGAAATTTCTTTTTTCACATGACCTAATGATGTAATTCCATGATTAGTTTCATCTACACCTAACGCATTAATTGCTAATTTACGTAAATACGCTGTGTTAATGTAAAACTGCTCAGGATTAGAAGTATCAAAAGGATTAGCAATTTCACCTTTTTCAACCGCTTCTTGTATTTGGGGCATAATATACTGCTTTGCATATTGTGTAATAGCATCATTATCTGCTAACATTTGATTTTCTTTATGTTTATATCTATCTAAGTCAAAACGAGCCAAACTACCACTAGTTCTTTTTATTTCTTCATTATATGCTGTACGTAATTCAGGAACTAATGATTGTATAGTAGACTCTAAATCTTTTCTCGACTGTAATAATTTAGGGTCTTCAGGGTTTTCTAATAGCAATTGTTCAATTCTTGCAAGTTCTATTTCTTGTTTTTGTGCATAACTTTCAATATCACCATATGAACCTAATTGTTTCACAGGATTACCATCTTCAATTCTTGTGTACTCATATTGTGCAGGTTTGTCACTTTCTTTTAGTCTAACAGGTCTTATGTAATCATCATGGTCGAGGTTTTCCCCTTTTATATCTTGATGTCTAAGCAGCGGTTGTTCAAGTATAACTTCTCCCCTTTCATTGATATTAGGTCTGAAAGTATAACCCCTTTGTATTGCTTCTCTATGTATATCTTTAGAGTTTTCTTGACCCATCTTAGTATAATCATCAATAGTACCTTTCATTTTAGGTGATTGCATATCGTGCATATCTTTTTGTAAACTAGATTGATGGTCAGTGTGGTTTTTATAATTTCTAGCAACACGTTTTGCAGTTTCGCTTTTTGCACTAGAAGAATCATGATGGCTATATGTATCAATAAGACTAGCACTAGTCTCACCTACTGCTAAATTAGAAGGATTCATGAAACCTGACAAACCTATACCGTGTTCATGAGGTACAAACTTCATACCTTCTAATCGCCTATATTCATTAGTAACACGGTCTAACACATTTTCATAGGGCATAGATGTACCGAATAAAGAAGTAAGTTTTCCATCCTCTTCTTTATGAATAGTATGATTATGTAAGAATTCCATAAAATGGTCAGGACTTATTGGATAGCCGCCTATTTCAAACCCTCCTCCAAAATATCTACCAATAGGTACATGTTCTCCAAATTCTCCTTCTCTAAATCCTGACATTTCATCTTTAGAAAGAAGACCTTTACCTACTGAACTAATTCTATCAAAAGGGCTAAACGCCCTTCTTACATTTTTTTGTTGACGAGAAAGACCTAATTTATTATCAAATAATTTTTTTAGTTCTTTCATATCATTATTTGATAGTATTTCTATATTCTTTCCAAACATCTTATGTTTACCATTTTTATTTTTATAACCACCAACTCCATCAGATTCCATATGTATTAAATCTAAAAAATCATTAAATTTCATTTGATTGAAATTTCTTTTATCTTTTATCTTTTCATTAACATCTTGTAATTCACCATTTTTAAAATCACCACCTTCTAATACATGTTTGTAAGCATCATACAAAGGATTTGCTGATTTTTCTTTTTTGAAATATTTAGTTAAATTATTTATCAATCTTTTATTTTTTGTATCTATATTAAAAAGTGGTAAAGGTTTTAATTTGTTACCATGTATATATTCGTTAACCTCATTTTCAACATGTTCATATAAATCTAGTTCATCTAAACTTTCTTGTGTTGTACCATATTCACCGCCTTCAACATCAGCCCTTTCAATATCACTTTGTACACTCGGCGGTTTTTGATTTATATTTCTCATAGCCTGATTATATTCATGTTTAGTACGCATTCTAAATTGTCTTTTTAGATAACCTACAGGTAACTTACTACCATCACTCAAAGTAATGAATTGCTTGTTTTTATCATTATATTGATTATCAATTAAATGTTGTTTAACTTCACTTCTATCTTTAGGAGATAGCCAAGCCAACCCAAGAGCATTATCTAACCATCCTAATTTATGTGGATGTTTCATAACAGTAGATTCATTCAAATCATTCACTAAATTTGCCTCTTCTCCTTGTGGTAAATTAAGACTTTTTATGTCATCTCTTATTTCTTTTTCAGACTTACCTGTTTTTCTTATTTGATACTCTAAGTTAGACATAGTTTCTTCATCATGACTTTCACTATCCCATTTACGCATAGCATCTTCCATATGCAACATTCTTATCTGATTTTCATCTAAATCTGAAAATGCTTGACTATCTTCTTGATATTTACTATCTTTCCATTTTTGATAATTCTTTTCATAAAAGTGATGAAAATGCCTATTATCAGACCCTAATTTTCCAAGAAAATGTTGTTTATCATTATAACCGGATATTATTGGATTACTGGAATGTGTTTTCTCATGTCTATCTATGACTTCACCATCTTTTTCAGATTCACTTTGTGATGTTTCATCGTTAAAATTTTTATTAACATAGCCTATGTTTTTATGTAAATACATAGGAAATCCAGTTACAGGATGTACATTTCTATCAGGATGTATACCACGTTTGAAAAAATTAGGTAAAGCGGCATTTTTTTCACTAACCTCCGGCCATCCTGTCATTTCATGTGCCATTTTTACATTCATGGGTATTTCACCATAATGCATATGTTTTGCAGGTTCACCTAATAAAACTCTTTTGAATCTCTTTTCATCTTTATCAGATATCTTCGGTCTACGAAATTCTTTTCTATCTTCTGATACTGGTGGTTTTGGCCTTGTAACACCAACACCTAAATTCGGGTCATTAAAGAATTGCTCGCCCGTAACATCATCCATATATCCTATTATTTCTCCACTTTCTCTCATAGGTACAATTGCTTTCATGATATCATAAGCAATATCATCAATCCAAGTTTTATTGATTTCTAAGTTATGGTGATGTAAATTAGTTAATGAATTAACAAATTCTGTTAACTCTTCAGAAACATCATCAAATGCCATGTATGATTTTATTAAATCATCTCTACTTCTTTTATAGATTTGAAAGGCATCTTCCTGCATGTTATCATCCCCTCACCTCATTGTTTGTTTATTAGGGCAGCCGTAAAAAGACATACCTTCATGTAATTTACAACCTGTGACTGAAGTACCACCACAAGTTGCACAAGCCTCCAAACTTAGAGTTCCTTTTTTTATGACTTTTACATTAGTCATCTCTCTCACTCCAAATCAGAACCAGTAGGAGATTTTCCACCCATGTCATCTAATTTGATGTTTAAGTCGTGAGGATTAAGTTTTTTATTCAAAGTTTCAAGATTAGGTGTTTCATTTATTGCACCTGAGTTTTTTACAACTTCAGAATCTAAAAGAGCATTGTTAGTTCCATAGAATGCATTTCTTGCAGATTCACCGGATACTATGTGAAATTCTTGACCCGCAGGTTGAGTAGAATGAGTTGTTTCTAAATGAACAACACCTTTTTTCATATCACCGTATTTTTTCATCCCACAATCATTTTTTTGTACCATACAATGTGCCTTCTTCAAACCACACATAGGACATTCTTCTGCTTTTTCTAAAACATCCAATCTTTTAACCAAGAGTTCTGCTTTAGTCATCATGTCTTTTACTTCTTTTGCTACTGGTTCATATCGAGGTTTCATTAATACAACTCCTTTACTTCTCTATGTTGGTCGGCCATTTCATGTATATCAGCCCATGTCATGTCGTGAATTTCTTCATTTGAATAAGAATCAGGATTAGCAGAATCAGGTATTTGAGACTTAGTAAAAGTATCTGCTCTAAAAGCATCAACTTCAACATCTTCAGAAAAAGGTGTACGTACTGGTACAAAACCTGCTTTTTTCAGTATTGCTTGCGGAGAATTAATCATTTTTCTTAAGTTTATGATTTCATTATCCATTGATTCCATTTTCGTAATCAGAGTATTCATTAATTTTTCAGTAACATCGTTATCTGTCATTTAATCACCTATCTATACTCGGCGACCAAATGTTCCTGTAACTCTTTTTATTGCACCATGTGTTCGTGCAGGAGGCATGTAACCCTTCAACACGTCACCACGTTGTGAAGCGTCAAATTTACTACCAGTTTCATTAAATTTAGCAAGTGGAACACCGCCAACATATTGTGCAGTGCCAGTTAAATCGATTAAGTTTTCACTCTTTCTAACTATATCTGTCAAATCATTATCTAAATAATTTGCAAACTTAATAATTTCAGTTAAATGTGCTCTTGCTTGTACCTCATCACCTTCTTCTACCGCACTGGTAAATGCTTGCTGATGCACTCCCATTTTTCTAACCATTGAATCCATTTTTTGTAAGTCCACTTGTCTCACCTATGCACGTCGAGTGTATACCTGTTATTTTAACTAAGCCCCTTTAATCCGCCTAGAATCTTGTAAACCCTTCTGATTCTTTTCAGCAAGAGTAGGTTGTGGACCTCTTTGTTGAACACTAGAAATTGGAGAGCCGATACCCCCACTAGTTCTTGCTTGTGGCCTTGCTGGACTACTTGGAGTTCTCAATCCGACACCTTCACCTCCGGGTTGTGATGGAGGAACTATCATACCTGCCATTCCTGCTCCCGGCGGTACTCCCGGTGGCATTGCTCCTCCCGGCGGTACTCCCGGTGGCATTGCTCCTCCCGGTGCAGGTGGCATTGCTGGATTTCCACCTTCAGGTGCTGGTATCTTCTTGTATGTAAATCTAATATCCCTATCCCCATCTTCCATTAATTCAGGTTGATAACCAAGCATAACCATTCTTTGTGCAAGATTGACTTCCATCTCATCTCTTCTAAGTCTAGTAATTTCATCTTCTTCTTCATTCGGATATAATGTTAGTTTCCAATCATGAACATTCATTTGTTTTAACATGCGTGGAAATAAAACATCTGTGTAGACTTTCTGACCAAATTCAACTGCTCTATTAGTAACAAGTATTTGCATACCTTCATTATTCAAACCACCACTTTTACCATTATCTATCATGAAGATACTACTAACTCCAAAATATGCAGCAATACGATTTCTTATTTCATCTCTCACAGCAATATACTGCATTTCTTCAAGAGTATCCATGAACTTAATCCATTGAACTCCACCTCTACCAGTCTGACTTTCGATACCAACTTTAGGAATATAATGTGGGTCTCTTTCCATTTTCTCGTCAACTGTTTTCCAAAAAGATTTCATTGATTCTAAATTATCAGTAGTAACAGAAATTATACCTTTTGGGCTTCTTCTTTTTTGGTATGCTGTATACATGTAATTATCCATTGCAGTAAGAGTCATCGCCTGTCTCCACAAAGTATTCACCGGACTTCTACCATACAACTTACTTGGATTATATTTACTAATATGGATAACTTCTCCTTCTAAGTAATATTGAGTTTTACCGCTTCCAGCCATATTAACATAATGAGCATCTTGTTTAGTATTTCCACAAACGGAACACGGTTCATCTTCACCCGGATAAGATATTTGGTCACGGTGAATTGGACAAACTTTGTATCTACCACCTCTTACACCCCTTTTATCGGCAACAATTCTCATAAAAATAGGGTCGCCTCGTAAAACTTCTTTCACTCTATAGAATCCTATCTCGGAGGTTTCAGGGTCAACATAATATTCTTTAATTAGTATTAAGAAAGCATCATCTACTATATTCAAATCTCTTTCAATTTCATGTAAAACTTGTATGAAAGATTGTTCCATAGAATTTTGTTGTTTTAACAACCATTTAGCATAAATTACCTCGTCTACATTCGGCGGTGCTACTTCTCCACCACATTGAGCACATACATCTACTTCTTGTGTATATTCTTCTTGACATTGTGTGCATTTAAATTGAAAATTCTTTTCCCAATAATATCCTCTTCTAAAAATTTCTTGACCTAATTTAGATATGACTGTACGAAGAATTAAATTTTCGTGAGAAACCGCAAAAAGTGCAGGTATAGTAATACCTTGTGCTAATACAGGTTCTTGTATACCAGTCGTATAAAGTGGCATTTGTGGTTGAGGAGTAGTTCTTCTACGGTTACTACCAGTTAACCTTTCAATAAATCTACCAATCACACCTTTTTCTTCTTCGGCCACTATAATCCCTCCTTCCACTTGGCGATGTCATCAGAAGCGACACCCCATTCCGTTAAAAGACCACTTGCTTTAGTAGTATCATCACTCCAATTACTATATTTGACTAGTTTTTGTAACTCATCTTTTCTCACACTATCAGTTTCATCTATAAAAGCAAGCACTGCTTTTGCTTGTATGTCTTTCATTTTCAAATGAGGAAGTATTTGAGTCAATAACTTACGAATATCTCCTTTAGAATAAAATTGCAAACGATGTTGACTCCTTTGACTATCTTTGTATATTTTTTGGTCTAGTTGTAAAACACCACAACCTAATGTTTTCTGTAATTGCTCACAATGAATTTTACCTCTTGAACCTGTGGCAACAAAACCTGCTCTTGGCTCTCCTCTTTTAGTTATAGAAATATAACCATCTGCATCTAAAAATCCTGCTGCATATGCATATGGGTCTTTTAATATCAAACCGGACTTATCCATTTTAACAAAAGTTCCTCTTTTACCTCCTGCAATAATATCCACTTCTTCACCGTAAACACTGATTAATTTTGATAATTTCATCGGTGTCATACTTTTATGTAAAATTTTAGCATCAGATAAATTTTCAAAAAGTCCTCTACCTGACATTGAACCTCTTTCTGCAAGTAATTCAGCACTTTTCATCAAAGCATCTGTTTCTTTTTCAGTTAATTTATCCATTTGATGAAGTGTAGTTTTCCACAATTTTTTAGCATCTTTTCTTATATTCATTGCTTGTACCCAAGCCTTTTCCTCTTCTTTACCCCAAACATCTACATGTTCATCAAGTTTAGAAAGTAGTTCATCTGCTTCTTGCCATTGATTACATGCACGAATTAAATTGGCTTTTCTTGTATCACCAAATTTTCTAAGTGATTTTAAATCTCTATCACTTAATCCGAATTTGTGTATAACTCCTTCATAATCTCCACACCATGAAACAGATTGTAATGTACCTCTCACTTCTAATGCTTTTAACATTCTGACATCTTCTATCATACCATCAATTTCTTCTTTTGAATGTTTATTATGTCTTCTTGCTTTTCGTAATCTACCAACAAAGTCAGATGCTGTACATCCTAAATGAGTTTCAAACCACCCTTCACCGTTATCTGCAAACATCTGCATACTAAGACCACCTACTTCTATTTTCAT